TAGCTGCACCTGGTAGGTTATCACTAAGAGCTAAGTAATTTTCATTGGTATATAAACCACCGCCAGACAGTATTTTTGCTACCTGTAACCTATCAGTCATTGACTAAGCCACTAACTCTAGTGTCACGCATTCTAATATATTTATTTATTAGTGTAGAACGCATGTAGTCTATCCCCTCCTGAAAAGCTCTAGAAGCTCTGTCTGCCTGCTCTATGTTATCTCTCATCATATACAAATGGTACAATGCACCATCTATTAAAGTATTTTTATACTGTGAAGGCACTTCTGGCACATCCCCTGATGCTTCTAATTCTGTAGGTGCTTTATAATAAGTGTATTTTATTACATAAGCTTTATCAGGAGTAGGACTAAATCCTAATTTATAATCAGGGGTTAGATATACATATATAGGTGTGTCATAGTCTCCTGAATCTCTCTGTTCATCTCGTTCTTTATGATCGTCTATGTACTCATCATATGTTAATGGTACTAATCTTCTTTCTTCTACGTTTAGTGTATCATTTCTATCTAACATAACTGTGTCAATGTCTACACTCATAAATCCTGTTGTTACTGCATATTCGTTTGTTCCTGCTGTAAGAGTCTGACTAGTAGAACCATATGCAAAGTGCCACTCTCTATCTCTTGTAAAAATATCTCTTTGTGAATTGTTTACAGCGTCTTTCACTAACGCTTGCACACCTTTAGCTGCACTAAATTCTGAAGTAGTCATTTCTACTTCATTAAGTCTTCTTAACGCTTCATTTGTTACTGTAAAAAATGTATATGCCATATATTAAATGTAGGAGAGGCAAGAAATACTCACCCCTCCTAATCCTAGAATAAATCTATACTAAGTCTCTAGCTACAACATCTCTTCCTGTTTGTTGAGAAGAAATATCTGCAAGAACCGCATAAACTCTAAGTACACCACTAACACAAGCTGTATCAGTTGCTGCAACTTTCACGTCAATAGTGTCTGCTGCTGTAATTAATGCAGTAAATGTATTAGCTGCTGCTGTGTTTATGATATTGCCTTGACCATTAGAACCTGCTGCAAGATAACCAGTTGATGAAACGTCTCCGCCATCAATAATGTCATCTCCTGCTGCAAAGTCAATATCTACAGTGGCAGAACCGCCTGTAAATACTGTAGTGACTTCAGCACCTGCAGTAATAACAATAGTATTAGCAGGAACTTCTAATAATTGAAAAATGTCGCCATTAGCTACGTTGGCAAATGTGCCTTCCGCTACTAATTTTGCTACATCTAATTCTTTTTCAATTACATATGCTCCTCTACGATTACCTGGTAGAGTTGCTGTTGAGTCAGAACTAACGCCTGTAGTGGATTTAGCTGTTAAATCATATGTTGCCATGTTTTATCTCCCTTACGCTGCGTTATATTTAGCTGTCACAATGCCTTCAGGTCTAAGTATTTTCCTTCCGTACATCTGCATCCCTCTGACAATGTCAGCGAAAGATTCAGGATCACGATAAGATTCAACTTTATTGATCTGAGAAGCAGTTGCTACTGCTGAACTATGTCCTGCAACAAGTACGCCAAAGTTAGTATTTTGATTTGCTGAACCAGAGGTTGCAGAACCAGTACCAACTGAAGGTAAGTTACTTGAGACATATACATCAAAACCATGTAGATTTCCGATTGAAATACCATTTACAAGTCCACCTTTATCTGCGGTGTCATTGTTTAATAGTCTAGAATCTTCGTCTGATAATAGTTCCATGAATACAGGATCTACGACTAAGAAACGACCTGCTGTATCTACTTGTTGTACATTTAATAGTCTAGCCATTCTAGCAATTACTTGAAGCGGTGTTGCGGTAGCTGTTGCTACTGCTGTCGCTCCAGGCATTCTTACTGCTAGAGGGATAGAGTGGTCGCCTGCTGAAGTAGTTGTAATGTTTCCAAAAGAACCTTTGCTCAAAGTCATTGAGGATAATAATTCATTACTTCCTGCGGTGCTTACAGCTTTAGTTCCTGATACTGTGTCATTAGTAGTATCTGCAACTGTGTTTAAAGCTGATTGTTTAAAACCAGATAGGTAACCAAGAACTTCTTGATCGTATTGATCACGAAGTCTATAGCCTGCTCTATCTGATGCCATGCTTTCAAAATTTACATGAGAGTGAGCTTCCTCAATATCATCCATTTTAAAAGCAAAGTAGTTTGCCTGATCAACAGTTAATGTAAAATCTTCATCGTCTAAGTCTTGTGGTGTGACTGTAGTACCACGAGAGTATGCTTTAACTGTTATTTCTGGCTCTTTAATAATACGGACTGTATCACCAAAGTTTGCAATTTCTCCAAAGTAGTCATTGTTAGTAATTGATTCAGCAACTGAACTCTTACGAAAAGCTTGTTGAACCTTTTGACTGTAAATAACTGGAGAGAAATTACCATTAGGTAGGTTTGTATAACCTGACGCTACTTTAAAAGCCATCTTTTTCTCCTTTTAGTTTTTAGAGGCTAACAAACGATAACTCCACTTCGTAAGGGCTGATGCTGAAAATGGGTAGCTATAAATAGGACCATGACATCAGGTAGCCTGAGTAGGATTTCATTTGAATATTGTAGAGTAGAGAATATAAAATTCTGGTCTACACGAATGTGTATTTATCTATACATACACAAAAACATTATTTTGTCAAGCAGTTAAGCAGTTATGCTCTAGCTGCTCCACTAACATCATAGACAAAGTTGCCTGAACGAATTGCTTTACTTATAGCTTCTTCGTTTGCCGAGTATTCTTGTGATGTCATTTTAGCTACTTCTGACTCTAATATGCTATCAGATCCCGTAGCATTATTAGTAGGGCTAGTAGCACTTCTAACATTCACTGCTCTTGCTGCATCTTTTTTAGATGTTTTCTTTTTAGTTGTTTTTACTCCTATGTCTGCTTTATACAGATCTATGGCACGTGCTGCTGCACGAGGATCATCTTCGTTTTCATAAAGAGCTTTTTGAATATACTCAGGCTGTTCTTCTGCCCAATCATGAAACTCAGGATTATCTCTAATTTCTGTAAAATCAGGATGTATCTGTAATAGTTCCATTTCAGCACGTTCTCGTGTAGTCAATCTTTCTCTTTCTGTTAAAGAATTTAATCTTTCTTCAATATCTTTATTTTGTTCTACTGCTTTTTTCATTGCAATAGTTTCTACAATTTTAGCAACGTCTGGATATTCAGAAGCCCATGCATCAATTTCTTCATCTGATTTAGGTAGCTTCATTTCTTTTTTAGTAGCTGCTGATAATTGTTTTTTAAGATCAGCTAATTCTTTATCTTTTGCTTCTGTAGTTTTTTGCATATGCCTACGCAAATCACCATAACGTTTTTTAAATGATTCGTCTTCAGGTCCACTAGCTGCTTGTTCAACAGTTTCTAAATCTTCAGTTGTTCCTTCTCTTTCTTTTAGAGCTTCATCTGCAGCTAATTCTTGCATAGTAGGTTCTGCTCTTTGGTATCTTACAGGTTTTTGCATTATTGTGTCACCTGTGTCTTCATCTCTTTTTATTACTGTTTCTTCGTTTGACATTTACGTCTCCTTGTTGGGGCTACTTAGTTGCCTATTTCTAGGGGTTAGTAGGTAGCCATTAAACGAGGGCTAAGTAATCCTTGTGACTCTTGTGGTGTAATTTCAGGTTCTTGAGAATTATATATTTTTCCTGAAGAACCTCCCCACGCAGAATCAGGAGTACCTCCCTCTTTAAGAGTAGCTATTTTACTCTTTACAAATTTTGGAAGAGCTTCTATAGAGCCTCCTTTTTTCATCCCTGTGTAACCATAGTTATCAAATCCTGTAAAATCTTGGAAATTTGAATTTGTGTAATTAAAAGACCCATCAGGGTTAACGCCTGTTCCTGTATCTAAAGGTCTAGACCCTCTATCCCATTCCCAGTTATCTCCTAGATAAGTTCTCCAATCTGTTATTGCTGTAGTTACTTCGTTGGCTACAGTGTCAAATTGAGCATTATGCTCTGCTCTAGAAAGCTGTCCTTGAGAACCATCAGCCATCATATAATGTTCGCCTAGTATTCCGTAACTGTCTAGACCTGGCATAGAATAATATTTGTATTTATTTTTTCTTTCTATAGCTCTTCCTTTTACATAATCATATTGACCATTTAATATAGCAGATGAATAGGCTAAGTCTTGTACACCTGATTGTGCTGCAAAATTAGTTATGTCGTCAAACCATTGATACATTTCGTCTACCGCAGTTTCTGACCTTCCAAAGTCTTTTTCAATAAATATTCTACCATCTTCAGAAGCTACAATAATTTCTAAACCTCTTTCATTACCAATTTGAATAGATATGTGACCACCTATTTGAGTGTCGTATTCTTCTTCCATAACTCTTGTATAATCTAATACAGGAGCTAACA